AGCTAAACCGCTGTGGTAATAACTGCAGCGGTTTTAAATTGCAAAAAAAAGGAGGCGAGAGTAATGCCAAAGTTACCAAAGAAACCTTGTAGGTTCCCTGGGTGTCCTAACCTAACAGAAGGACGCTATTGCAAGGAACATAAAGATAAAGCTAATCGTTCCTACGAGAAGTATGGAAGAGACCCAGCTGTACGCCGTAGGTATGGACGAGCTTGGAAAAGGATAAGAGATAAGTATGTTGCAGGCCATCCGTTCTGTGAGCTCTGCTATCAAGAAGGAATCATTGTACCAGTTGATGAGGTACATCACAAGCTACCTTTATCAGAAGGTGGTACACATGAGAGAAGTAATCTTATTTCTTTGTGTAAGTCATGCCACGCAAAAATCCATGCAGAGCGTGGTGATTATCAAGGAAGCAAAAAACATCGTGTTTATAGTTATGGAAAATTGACCGAGGGGGCGTCAAAATCTCACAAGAATTGACTCGCCGGGGAACGGCGTGGGGTCACGTGTGCGAAAAAGGCGTTATCAAAAGGGTATTTTAAGGAGGATATGAAAACGTGCCTACAAAATCTAATAATATTGGTGGCCGAGGAGGTAAAAGACCAGGTGCTGGTCGTAAGAAATCGGCTGTATCAGAGAAAGCAAAGAATGGTAATCCGGGAGGAAGAAGACTAGAAGTCTTAGATATACCGGAGGTTGAAGGAGTCGAGATGCCAAAGCCTCATGACTTTTTATCAGCAGATCAAAGAGATGGAAATAAGCTGCAAGCTGAAGAGATTTATACAGAGACATGGGAATGGCTAAAGAAGATAGGATGTGCTGCAAAGATATCACCACAGTTACTTGAAAGATATGCCATGTGTTCAGCTAGATGGATTCAGTGTGAGGAGATGACTAATAAGTTAGGTTTCCTTTCAAAGCATCCCACCACACAAAAACCAATACCATCTCCGTTTATAAATATTGGCATCAACTACATGAACCAAGCAGTAAGGCTGTGGAATGAGATTTTTCAAATCGTCAAGGAAAACTGTAGCACCGACTATAGTGATCCGGCACCACAGAATGATTTGATGGAGCGACTGCTCAAAGCTAGAGAAGGAAGGTAATAAGGAATGCAGGATAGAAAAACAGAATATTTTCTTGCCGACATAAAAGAGCTTGTGCCGTATGCAAGAAATGCAAAAACACATAGTGATGAGCAGATAGCACAGGTGGCAGCATCTATAAAGGAGTTCGGATTCCTTGCTCCAATTATAGTATCAAAGGATAATACGATACTTTGTGGTCATGGAAGGTTTTATGCTGCACAGAGGCTTGGTCTAAGTAAGGTGCCATGCATCAAAGAGGAGTACTTAACAGAAAGTCAAAAGAGAGCTTATATCATTGCAGATAATAAGCTGACAGAGAATGGTGGCTGGGATAATGAAATGCTAGCTATCGAATTGTCTGACTTACTAGATGATGGATTTGACATAGGACTTACCGGATTTGATGAGAATGAAATAGCGGATCTGTTTGGATCTGATGATACTTCAGGTGTACAAGATGATGACTATGATTTATCAGCAGCACTTGATAAAGCTTCATTTGTTAAGCGTGGCGATATATGGACAGTAGGAAGACATAGATTGATGTGTGGGGATGCAACTTCGAAGGAGGATGTGGACGCACTAATGGATGGAGTTAAAGCCAATCTTATAGTAACGGACCCACCGTACAATGTCTCCTTTGAAAGCTCTGATGGCTTATCCATTAAGAACGATAAGATGGAAAATGAAAAATTCTATGAGTTTTTGCTTTCTGCATTTTTGAACATGGCTGATCATCTTGAAAAAGGTGGTGCAGCCTATGTTTTTCATGCAGATACAGAGGGCTTGAATTTTAGAAAAGCATTTATAGATGCAGGCTTTCATTTGTCGGGGTGCTGCATATGGGTCAAGAACTCACTTGTGCTTGGAAGAAGTGATTATCAGTGGCAGCATGAGCCGGTGCTTTATGGCTTTCTAAAGAACGGTAAACATTTCTGGAGCACTAAGGCAGGACGCAGCCAGACTACCATCTGGAATTTTGATAAGCCAAAGAAGAATAAGAACCATCCAACATCAAAGCCACTGGATCTACTTGCATACCCTATTGGTAATTCAAGTAGGGAGAATTCAATTATAATTGATACCTTTGGAGGCTCAGGTTCAACTCTTATGACCTGTGAGAAGACCAATCGTATCTGCTACATGATGGAGCTAGATGAAAAGTATGCATCAGTTATACTAAGAAGATATGTAGAAGATACCGGGGATGTAGATGGTGTATTTGTAATAAGAGATGGTAAGAAGATACCATATTCTGACCTTGTGATAGAGGTAAATGATACACAAAATATGTAGGAATATTTGTGCAGTATATATCTACATAATGCTTGATATATGTACCTTTTAGAGTGATATATAGACTACGAAAAAAAACAAAGGAGGTACAAAGCATGGTACTACATTTTAATGTTAAAGGTGAAAATAGAAAAGTAATGGTAAAGGTAATTGAGAAGGAATTAGGGGTAAAGGCAAAATACCTCGGAGTTCCTTCATGTGCATACCAAGTTGGAGAATACAGGGTTGACAAAGATGGTACTCTTTCATTTGAAAAGGATGACATTGAGGAGACTAGTCGAGTAGTTGAGGTATGCGTGAAGGCAACCGGATGCATTCCAAAAGGCTGGAAAGATAACAAGGAAGAAAAAGAGGAAGATAATAGGGAAGAAGATCATGATGAAAATCAAATTGACCTTATAGTAACGATGCCAATTGAAAAGGTTGAGGTTAAAAAACTTACTAACCTTCTTGCAGCCAAGGGGGATCTTATTAGGAAGGCCCTAGAAATCGATGAAGTAGAGTTCGAAGTTGATGAAGAAAATGGCACGGTTTCATTTCCTTGGTTTAAGAGCATAAGCCCTGAAGAGGGAAGAACTTACACGACCTTCATTTCAAGCTTATGTCAAATGAGCCTTAATCAAAAGAGGATCGCAGCAAAGGCAAAGGATAACGAGAACGAGAAATACGCATTCAGATGTTTCCTTTTAAGACTTGGATTCATTGGAGACGAGTATAAAGCTGACCGAAAGATTCTGCTTAAGAACCTTACAGGCTCCTCAGCATTTAAGAGTGGAGCAAAGAAGGGAGGCGAGGCATAATGAGATTTCCAAATAGGAAGGTTGTTGAAAGCCTAAGAAAAAGATACCCAGCCGGGACTAGAGTAGAGCTTGTGAGGATGGATGATCCACAGGCCCCACCGATAGGAACAGAGGGAACAGTAACAGGTGTGGATGATACAGGGTCTATAATGGTTGATTGGGATAACGGCAGTGGCCTTAATGTAGTGTATGGTGAGGACTTGTGTAGAAAGCTATAAAAAGCACACATTCTTGCACTTATCTTTGTGTAGTATATACCTCCATTATTAGTTGATATATATGTGCTTTAGAGCGAATATGTGTATAACGAAAGGGGAACAACCCCTTGAGAATAAAGGAGGAATTAAGAATGAAATATTCAGAAACAAAGGTGAAGGGAATAAGCAAGAAAGAACTTGAGGCTTTAGAAAAAATTGCAATGAACGCATCTTATAGCCTTGAGATGCGAGGAGGGATTGAAAGCAGAAACAACGATGCAGAAGATTTCCCGGAGGTAAGCATCAACGGAATTCAAACGATGCTTGAAAAGGCATTCCTTTTAGGAAAAGAAAAAGCATCAAAATAAAGCTTAAGGGCCTCTGGAAGGGGGCCTATTATTACACAAAAATACACAAGCAAAGATGTACATATTTGTGTAGTATACTATGCCCTATTTGCTTGATAAAGTGTGCATTTAGAGTGATATATAGTAGTACCAAAAGGGAAAACAAAGAAAAACGGAGGTATGAATTATGAACGAAAAAAAAGAAACATTAAAAGATTTTTGGCATGAGGGAGCAATTCAAATTCCATTGGACGAAAAGGTGATTGCTAAATATTGGGTAAAATCATACGATGAGCCAAGTGTGTTTGGAATAAACGAGGGTAGAATTTCAAAACTGGAAATTAGAATCAAAGGGAAAATAACAGCAAGATATGATAGGGGTTGGGACATTGAAATAGCTCAAGAAGATACTGCGACACAATTATTATTTGACCTTTTGATGCAAGATTATAATTAATAAAAAAGTAGGTGGAAAAATGAATATAAAAAATACTTGCCCAAGGTGTGGCAAAGCATATACAGAAAGATCAGCCCTTTCAAGAAAGGATAATATAACTTATATTTGTCCAGATTGTGGAATACGAGAGGCACTTGAAACAATAGGAATTGATGAAAAAGGGCAAGAAGAAATACTTGATACAATTTATGAAAAAATAAAATAAAACCTAATGAAGTTAGAAAAAGATTTAGCCTGATTTTTATTGGGCTAAATTTTTATATAAAAAATGACGAAAGGAGGTAAAAGGGAGATACTTATTAATTTTTTTAGAAACAAAAATGTTATTAATTGTAAAAATGAAAGGAGATTTTATATGAGGAAGTTATTAAAAATGTTTGGTGTAGTTATGTTGAGTCTAGCAATATGTTTAACAGCAGGTGTAAACGCATCTGCTAGTGAGGTGCCAATTAAAGGTACTATAGAAAAAAATACAAGTGGATTTGAAAATGAAACAAAGGGTAAGAATCTTTCTGTAGTTCCTAGAAATGATGCTGATAATGCAGATGAACAGTTAAGGAATGGGTATGATGCACAAGCACATATTGTAAGAAGTAATCCGAATAGTGGTGTGTTTTATGGAAATTATTATTATACAATAAATGATCCCAATGTATCTACTTTGTACTTAAATGTTTATATGCCAGCTAATGATAATATGGATTTTGTTCAAGGAACTATTACTTTGTTTGGAAATGATGGTTCTAGTGCTAGTGTACAAATTGCAAATTTTGTATCTGATTCATGGACATTGACATTTACAGGGATTCAACCGGGAGTATCATACTATTTTTATTATCAGTTACATGCAATAGGAACTTCTAATGAGGGATATATTTGGTCTTACGCTTTTGCATAGTAGTTTTTTCTATAAATCTTTTGGTTGGTAGCTTTTTGGTAAAAAAAGAAGAGGGAATGCTTTTTAAGTATTCCCTTACTACTAAAGAAAGGATGTAGAAAGGTATGATAAATAGTTTAAGTGTATCATTGGTTATGGGAGAACATTTACCAAATAACAACTATCATAAAGCAGATAATTATTCTGAAGATTTTGGTGATAACTTAAAAACAAGTAATGATAATAAGATTGCACATAGAGGAATGACAGTTTATTATAAAGGAGTTCCTTTAGAAGAATGGTCAGAAAAGGATCCTAAATATACAGATCCTAAAACAGGAGTTTCATGGTATGTTCGTGATGGAAAATACCCATATTTTATAGGTGATGATGAGAAAAAATTATGTGAGATATGCAAAGAATCAGGTGAATCTTTAATTATGAAAATGGGTGAGATTACTGGTTTAATGCAAAAGTTAGATGATAAAACAATGGCTTATGTAAATTTAAATGAAATAAATATACGCTCTAAGGATGGAAAGGCTCTAACAATAGATACATCTGGCGTATCATATGATGTTTTGATGGATATGTTTAAAAACATAGATAAGCATGGTGATTATTTTAGTAGGAAATATTGGAAAGATAATATAGATATGGCAAATAAAAGAAGTATAGAGAATAAAAATAGAATAGAAGAAAAGATTATGAAATATATGTGATTTTAAAATTCATATAAAAGGATTTTAAAGAGAGCAAGGATTTAATGATTTATGTCATTAGATTTAGGCTCTTTTTTTTACGTGGAGGTGATTTACATTTGCGAAAGCTAGAAAATTATGTACCTACCAAGTACATGGATAAGGCTTCGCACTATGACGAGGCCATGGCTGATTATGCAGTTAGCTTTATACAAGAGCTATCACATACAAAAGGGACATGGGCTGGGAAGAAATTTGATCTTATTGATTGGCAAGAACAGATTATAAGAGATTTGTTTGGGGTTATAAAACCAAACGGATACAGACAGTTCAATACAGCCTATATTGAAATACCTAAAAAACAAGGTAAGTCGGAACTTGCAGCTGCCGTAGCCTTACTTCTTCTATGTGGTGACGGAGAAGAAAGGGCTGAAGTATACGGATGTGCAGCAGATAGAAACCAAGCAAAGATTGTATTTGATGTTGCAGTGGATATGGTTCGTTTTTGTCCGGCTCTATCAAAAAGGGTAAAGATACTTGAGTCGCAGAAGAAGCTGATATTCAAACCTACAAATAGCTTCTATCAAGTGTTATCTGCGGATGTAGCGAGCAAACATGGATTTAATACCCATGGAGTTATATTTGATGAGCTTCACACACAGCCAAATAGAAAACTCTATGATGTTATGACTCAAGGCTCAGGTGATGCCCGTATGCAGCCTTTGTATTTTCTGATTACAACAGCAGGTAATGATACTAATTCAATCTGTTATGAGATACATCAAAAGGCATTAGATATCGAAGCAGGAAGAAAAATCGATCCTACTTTCTATTCAGTAATCTATGGAGTAGATGAAGCAGATGATTGGACAGACCCTGAGGTATGGAAGAAGGCTAATCCATCACTTGGTATTACGGTAGGGATTGATAAGGTTAAGGCTGCTTGTGAGTCAGCCAAACAAAACCCAGGAGAGGAGAACGCCTTCAGGCAATTAAGATTAAATCAGTGGGTGAAGCAGTCTATCAGATGGATGCCTATGGAGAAATGGGATGCTTGTAACTTTGCTACTGATGAGGACGAACTTAGGGGAAGGATATGCTATGGAGGACTGGACCTTTCAAGTACAACGGATATGACAGCCTTTGTATTAGTCTTTCCACCAACCGATGAGGATGATAAATACATTGTATTACCTTACTTTTGGGTTCCAGAGGATACATTAGAGTTAAGAGTTAGAAGGGATCATGTGCCGTATGACCTTTGGGAGAAAAAAGGCTACCTAAAAACAACAGAAGGAAATGTGGTTCATTATGGCTATATTGAAAAATTTATAGAGGGCCTAGGAGAAAAGTTCAACATCAGAGAAATAGCCTTTGACCGTTGGGGTGCAGTACAGATGGTACAAAACCTTGAGGGTATGGGATTTACTGTGGTTCCTTTTGGACAGGGTTTTAAAGATATGAGCCCACCTACAAAGGAGCTTATGAAACTTGTACTTGAGAAAAGAATAGCACACGGAGGTCATCCAATCCTTAGATGGAACATGGATAACATATTTATTCGTACTGATCCGGCTGGAAACATCAAAGCCGATAAGGAAAAATCAACAGAAAAGATAGATGGTGCTATAGCGACAATTATGGCTCTTGATAGGGCTATTCGATGTGGTAATGAGGTTACTGAATCGGTATATGACACAAGAGGATTATTGGTATTTTGATAGGAGGTGTAATGAGTATGGGAATATTTAGTTCTTTATTTCGCAGTAG